TTAACGGGGAGAGTTTTTCTCCCCGTTTAACACCGGAGTAATAAATGCAAATATTCGGTTTTGAAATAGGTCGTGTAGGTAAAAAGAACCAAGATACTAATCAGCAAGACATTAATCAAAAAACATTTTCTGTACCTGAGAACACAGATGGTGCAGTAACCATCCAAACAGGTTCTTATTACGGAACTTATGTTGATTTGGATGGTATTGTTCGCAACGAAATCGAATTAATTACCCGTTATCGTGAAATGTCAATGCAGCCTGAACTTGAGTCGGCCATTGACGATATCGTTAATGAGTCTATTGTTAATGATGATGATGGTCAATGCGTTGAAATCAATATGGATAATCTCAGTGAACCAGATGCCATCAAAAAGAAAATCACCGAAGAATTTGAGTTTATTCTAAAACTACTTAACTTTGGCAATATGGGCCATGATATATTCCGCAGATGGTATATCGATGGTCGTCTGTTCTATCATGTTGTTATTGATGAAAAGAGCCCAGCCAAAGGTATTCAAGAACTCAGATATATCGATCCACGCCGTATTCGCAAAATCCGTGAAATACAAAAGACCAAAGATGCCAAGACAGGCATGGATATTATCAAAAAGCAGGTTGAATATTATCTCTATAATGAACGCGGTATTATTGGTGCACATTCTAATCTTGGTGCTAAGATTGCCATAGATTCCGTAGTTAATGTCAACTCAGGCCTCATGGATGCCAAGAGAGCCATGGTGCTTTCATATCTACATAAGGCCATCAAGCCACTCAACCAGTTAAGAATGGTTGAAGATGCTACGGTTATTTACCGTCTTTCCCGCGCACCAGAACGCCGTGTATTCTATGTAGACGTTGGTAATATGCCAACAATCAAGGCCGAGCAATATCTCCGCGATGTTATGGTCAAGTATCGCAATAAACTTGTTTATGATTCCTCAACAGGTGAAATCAAGGATGACCGCAAGCATCTATCAATGTTAGAAGATTTCTGGCTTGCTCGCCGTGAAGGCAGCCGCGGCACAGAAATACAGACACTACCAGGCGCCATGAACCTTGGTGAACTTGAAGATGTGAAATACTTTGAACGCAAACTCTATAAGTCTCTGGGCGTTCCTATTTCAAGACTTGAAGCACAGCAGGGGTTCTCACTAGGTCGTACAACAGAAATCACCCGTGATGAACTTAAGTTTACCAAACTTGTTCAAAGACTCCGCAATAAGTTTTCATCACTATTTGATGACCTTCTCCGTGTTCAACTTGTTCTTAAAAAAGTCTGCACCGAAGAAGAATGGAAAGAGTTCAAAGAAGATATTTGGTATGATTATAAGAAAGACAATAACTTTACCGAAATAAAAGAAGCAGAACTACTCACATCTCGTATGCAAACTCTTGGAATGGTACAGCCATTTGTTGGTCTATATTATTCAAAAGAATGGGTGCGTAAGAATGTTCTTCAACAGACTGAAGAAGATATTAAAGAGATTGATAAGCAGATGGCCGAAGAGGCCGCACAGAATCCTCCACCAGCAGTAGATGCTAATGGTCAACCATTACCACCAGGCGCACCTGCGGTTGGCCCAGATGGTCAACCTATGCCTATGCAGGGCCAGCCCATGGTTAATATCAACCAGCCACCACCAATTCCATCAAAACAGATACAACAGTTAGCACAAGGTAATGATGTGTCACAAGAAGATGGCTCTATGAAAGATCAGACAGATCCACTCCTTGATCAGAAAAAACTACGATTCGTAAATGATAGTATGGAAGCGGCCTAATGGTAAACAGGTTTAGCGAATATCTAGACGAAAGCCTGGCCTCTCAGATGATGGTTGAGCCATCTTCTGAGGCTGCTGCTATGGCCAAGAAGATGAGCCTGACTTATGCCGGCTTTGGTCGTTATGCTGATAAGTCAGGAAAAATAAAATATATTGTCAAGAATAAAAAACTATATCCTTTCAAAGGTAAAGATGTTGAACAGGCTAACCTTGATAATATTGATGTACAGAAAGATAACTTTGCTCTAAAAGGTCAGGGTAAAAAAGGTGAAGGTAAAGAAGTTGATGTAATGGGAGTTTTGGACAAAAAAGAAAAGACCTCTGTCCAAGGTATCAAAGCAGACGAAAGTATTAAAAACAAATATCAAAAGCAAAATACCCGAGAAATTATAGCCTATGATAGGCAACTACGCAATCTATATCAGCCCAGCATATTTACACCTGATGAAATAGATGCTATCAAATACTATACAGAATCTGGATTTAATGATATCAACCGCTATCTATATAAAGGGTTTGATCCTGAAACAACACCAGACCAGGCCAATCAAACTGTACAGAAAATACAGGCCCTAGACAACGCATTTGAAGAGACTGGTGCACCATTTGATTATACGGTTTATACTGGGCTTAGTTCACGGTATGACTTCCGTAAGATAAAACCAGGCAAAGATTATATATTCCGTGGTTATATTTCTACATCTTTGGACCATGATACAGCAATAGATATGTTTACATTTGACCAGAACCAAGACGTTGGTGTTGCACTAGAAATAGATATCAAAGAAGGCCAAAAGTCAATATATCTTGAAGGTGTCACAGATACACAGGGTGAATTTGAAACTCTATTGCCCAGAGGCACCAAGGTAAGAGTTGAGGGTGGGCCATTTATGATAGACAGCGATGTTACTACAAGTGGTAATAATCCAGGCAAACAAGTAGCATTATTCAAGTGCAGTATTGTTGAAGAATAAATATAAGACTATAACGGAGGATACTATGGAAGTAAGAAAAGCAATCGATAGTCTGGTAGAAAATGACCTAGAAGGCATGAGAAATACCTTCAACAATATTCTTACAACTAAGGCTGTTGGTAAGTTAGAAGAAAAAAAGATTGATATTGCCAAGAACTATTTTGGCGAGAACAAGCCACTAAAGGTCTAATATGCGTACAATCAAAGAGATTAGAGAAGAAAATAATATAGTTATTAACGAGGCATCTGAGGCTAAAGGTGATCATTTGGCCAAATATGATCCTCGTGATAAAGATAAAAGTAAGGCTTTAATCTCTAAGATTCCTCCTATGATTATACTAAAAAGAAAATCAATCCGAACATTTCCTGATAATCAATATGTAGGATTATATTATTCACAGCAACTAGACAAATACATTACAGTTCCTTTTGGTAATATGACCAGCGTTGGTTTGAATGAAGGTATATCTGGCAAAGAAGCCGAAGCCTTAGTACAATTAGCAAAACAAAAAGGAAGAAAAATAACCTATGGTCCGCAAAAAAAGGCGGCCGATGTGGATGTTCAACAGAACACTGAAACACAACCAACAACAACTGATACCAAAGTTGAACCTAAAGATACAAAACCAAAAAAACCAAAAAAACTTAAAAAAGAACCTTTCTTTGGGCATCCAACAGGAGATCCATTTGAGCAAGGTGGATATATTGCTGGTCGATTGGCCGGCAAAGCACTTGTTGGAGGAACTAAACTGGCTGCTAAAGGTGTAATGGCTGGTGCAAAAGGTCTTGGTAAACTTGTCGGTCTAAAAGAACAGCAAGAAAAAGCCCAGTCTATGTTTGAAGCCAAGTTAGCTGCAAAAAGACAAGAGAATTTAGATGAACTTGCATTTCTTGCACCTATAGGACAAGCATTGGCCAGATCAGCGGTAGGTGCGGCAATAGGAAAAATAGGACAATCAGCAGCAGGTCAGGCTGTAGGTAATTTAGCTAAAAGAGCCGGCAAATGGGCTTTAGGTAAAGCTGCCGGTGCTGTAGCTGGTTTGGCCGGTGCTGGTGGCGGAGGTGATGATTCTTCTTCTATTGATAAATCACAGTGGTCAAAAGAACATGAACTTAAATCTTTCACCCCGTCAGATGTTAAAAAAACCAGTTCATTTGCTCGTCAAACTACATCACAAGGAGCAATTTCTAGCCCAACAGGAGAAGTTGCTTATAGAAAAGCAATAATGAAAGAAGGCGTTATAGATCAGCTTAAAGAACTAGCAACAAAAACTGACCTTACTAATAATATGCTTATTGTTAATGAGGAACAGATTGATATAAATAGTAATATTGCAGAAAAAGTAATACAGGTCTATGAAGCACTTAATGATGATAACAAGGCCAAGTTCGCTAAAATGCTTGGTGAAAGCAAACAATCATTTCAAAAAGCGGTCAATTTCGCACTGAGGTATAAAAATGGCTAACGTAATACGAAATCAAAGAATTGTTGATAATAATAAGAGAAACCTCACAAAGGTTGTTATCTATTCCGATGGTTCAGAAGAGGCTAATACCAGAATTATCGATGCATCAAATCTACAATTTTCTCTTAATGCGAACGGTTATATTATGTCTGGTAATACCCATACAAAATCAAATTATAGAACCACTGTAAAGCGTATTACAGGAACATCATCTGGTACAGATAGCCATATTCGTCTTCAATGGGAAGGCGATGCTAACAGTGAGATCATCACATTTGGTCAAGGAAACTTTGACTTTGATTTCCAAAGCATGGGTGATGGTGCAGTCATTTCGAATCCAGAAGCCAATGCCACAGGCGATGTTCTTATTTCAACATCAGGGCTAGATGCTGGTGATACAATCACACTGTTCATTGATCTACGCAAAGATAGCCGCGATTATGATGCAGGCCAGACAGCCGATCCAACAGCGTTCAACAGAGGTCCAGCAGCAGGTCCATAATGACAAAAATTGTAGAAACGATTGCTAATAAAGACTTCACATCGGCAAAGAACCTGGTTAATGAAAAACTCCAGTCTATTGCTGAAAGAAAAATGTGCGAAGTCAAGAAGATGATCGCAGCCAAAAAGGTTGTAGAACAAGAACAAGATTTTGTTATCAAGCATCAGTCAAATGATCGTCGTGAAAGACTCAAGAGAGAAATTACGGAAGAAATTGAACAAATTGACGAGGCTCGTT